TGCATGCTCTGACCCGCTGACCACCCATCGATCAAGGACACAGGAACGACATGGCTGAGAAGCTGCAGTTGCTGAACCACGTGCAGGCCATCAACTGGAACCGCATCCAGGACGACAAGGACCTCGAGGTCTGGAACCGTCTGGTGAACAACTTCTGGCTGCCCGAGAAGGTGCCGCTGTCGAACGACATCCAGTCGTGGAACACGCTCACCCCCGAGGAGCAGACGCTCACGATGCGCGTGTTCACGGGGCTCACGCTCCTCGACACGATCCAGGGCACGGTCGGTGCGGTGTCGCTCATCCCCGACGCGCTCACCCCGCACGAGGAGGCCGTTTACACGAACATCGCGTTCATGGAGTCGGTGCACGCGAAGAGCTACTCGTCGATCTTCTCGACGCTGTGCTCGACGAAAGAGATCGACGAGGCGTTCCGCTGGTCGACCGAGAACGAGTTCCTTCAGAAGAAGGCGCGTATCGTCATGGACTACTACCGAGGAGATGACCCGCTCAAGCGCAAGGTCGCCTCGACCCTGCTGGAGTCGTTCCTGTTCTACTCGGGCTTCTACCTGCCCATGCACTGGTCGAGCCGGGCGAAGCTCACCAACACGGCCGACCTGATCCGCCTCATCATCCGCGACGAGGCCGTGCACGGGTACTACATCGGCTACAAGTTTCAGCGCGGTCTCGAGACGGTCGACCAGGCCCGTCGCGACGACATCAAGGACTACACGTTCTCGCTGATGTACGAGCTCTACGACAACGAGGTGGGCTACACGCAGAGCCTGTACGACTCGGTCGGACTGAGCGAAGACGTGAAGAAGTTCCTTCACTACAACGCGAACAAAGCGCTGATGAACCTCGGCTACGAGGCGATGTTCCCCGCGTCGGTCACGAACGTGAACCCCGCGATCCTCTCGGCCCTGTCGCCGAACGCCGACGAGAACCACGACTTCTTCTCGGGGTCGGGGTCATCGTATGTCATCGGCAAGGCCGAGGCCACGGAAGACGACGACTGGGACTTCTGAAATGCCTGACCGCAGCGCAAATTCGCACCGCGTTGCGGTCGCAAGCCCCCACCTCGACGCGGCCTATACGGCCGCCTGGGGTGGGGGCTTGCCCACGTTTTGCCCACAAGAGCGGGAGGGGGTGATGACATGGCAGGTAAAGGACGCGCACGCAGCGCGATTACGGGTCGCTTTGTGAAAGCAACAACGGCCGCCCGCAATCCGCGAACGACCGTTGTAGAGAAGCCCACCAAGAAGTCAGGTAAGTAACCACCTAGTGGGGCGCGGCAGGGTCGGACTGGTACTCCGATTCCTGCCGTGTTCCACGTTAGTCGCTACGACACGGCAGCCGCGCGCGCGTCCGCCATCTTCGTGGCCACGGATTCGAGGTCGTCGTCGAAGAGTTCGGCGTAGACGTCGAGCGTCATGGCGGCGGAAGCGTGCCCGAGCATGCGCTGCACGGCCTTCACGTTGGCTCCGGCTGAGATGGCGAGCGAGGCGGCCGTGTGACGTAGGTCGTGGGGAGTAATGGTGGGGAAAGTCCGGTCGGCGTCCTGTGCGGCGGCGACAGCCTTGACGAACCAACCGGAGGTTCGGTGGGGGTAGGTCATAGGTGTGGCGCCGTCGGAGAACAGGAAGGCGTCTCGTGCCTTGTCCTCGCAGAGTCGTGCGATAGGCGCGACCAGGAAGCCGGGGATGGGTACCTCGCGCGAGCTGCCGTGCTTCGGCGCGCCGATCTCGTAGACGCCTTTCACTAGGACGGCGTTGTCTTCGATGAGCATGCGGCGGCGGAGCATGTCGAGGTGGCGGACGCGCAGCGCTGAGACCTCGCCCCAGCGGAGGCCGGTGTAGGCCAACAGCAGCATGATGTTCTCTCGCCCTGGGGCGGCCGCGGCCAGGCGCTCTACCTGTTGGTGGGTGAGGAATCGTTTCGGCTTCGAGCGCTTCGCGGGCAACTGCACGCCCTTCGTCGGAGACGAACGGATGACGCCGTCGCGTTCGGCGATTGCCAAGACGCTGGACAGAACGAACACGCACCGGCGCACGGTCTGGGCGCTGAGCGCCTTTCGATCCGAGGTGGGGGAGAGCAGTGCGCTGACCCAGTCCTCGACTTCTGAGGCGCGGATGCTGGCGACCCCTCGCGCGCCCCACTGAGGCTCCACGTGCACCCGCCACGAGGTCTCCATCGTGTTCCGACTCGACGGCTTGAGGCGGGCGAGGCGTCCCGTCTTCCACTGTTCGGCGAACATCCGGACGGTCTTCTTGCCGAGCGTGGGATCGAGGAACGTGTTGGAGGCGACGGAGACCGTCACCTCGGCACGAAAGATCTCCGCCTCGCGCTTTGTCTTGAACCCGCGCTTGTCGGTGCGTTTGCCACTGGGGGTGGTGTAGCGGACGCGGTAGCGACGACCTTTGGCGGTGTCGTAGGCCTCGATGGATCCTGCCATGGGAGGGCTCCGTTAGCTGATGAAGCGGACGCGATGCGCCCATTGGCCGACGCCCATGCGGGCGTGTGCGTAGGTGATTCCGCGGACGCGGGTGAGGCAGCGGGTCAGGTAGACATCGACCAGCTCTTCCGTCACCTGCAGGTCTTCGGCCATGTCGTGGAGGGTTGCTCCGTAGCGCTCGAGCGTGGCTAGGCGGGCGGGGTCAATGAGCAGCCGTGCGGCGTACTCGTCGGCTTGCAACTCGGCGTCCTCATCGTCCTCGCAGGCGTGCCCGTAGTGGGCGTGGCCGAGCTCGTGTGCGACGACGGAGGTGGCTTCGTTCGGAGTGAGGGTGAGGTCGAAGTAGATCTCGCCCTCGTCGGCGTACCACTCGCCGAGGACTCCGGGCTCGAGGTGAGCGGCGTGCACGCGGATGCCCCGTGCGGCTGCGAACTGCAGTAGTGCCTTCACCTCGTGCCCCCTCATTCGGCGTGCGGTGCGCGGTCAGCCTTCCGTGTGCCCTTCTTCGCTGCGGTCCGCTGCTTTGCGGGTGGCTGCTTTACCGGCGCCTCATCATCTTGCGTGGGGGTTCCGACATTGCGGCGCCCGCGGGCTGCGGCGAGGTCATCGACGATGCCGAAGACGGGGGAGTCGCCGATCGTGGCTGTCTGGGTCACGTGCGGCGCCAGGACCTCAGCGAAGTCTTCGCCGCGCACCGAGGATGGCGGGCGGGTGGGGTCGAGGTATCGGAGTGCGCTGGCGCCGAGGTTCGCAGGGCTGCGTTTGCCGTTGACGATCGCGTCTACCCAGCCGGCGTAGTCGGACATCACCTCGATGCGACGCTCAAGCTCGTCGACGAGGGCATGAGTAGCGATGCCCTCGAGCCCCTGCGGCGTCTCGATGGTCACATTTTCTGCGACGTCGTCGGCGGTCAGATATCCAGCGGCAATGAGGCCGGGGATCGGATTGAGTCCGTACGCGCGCGCGAAGGCGATCACCTGAAGTGGCTGCGCGGTTACCGCTCCGCGCACCCAGCGGCCTGCGGTTGCGGGATCGACCCCCACCTTTCCCGCGATGATGCTCTTCTGATCACCGTTGCTGTTGGTCTGGACGTAATCGGCCCACGTGCTGTCGTTGTCCACGAGGCAACCGTACACGCCACGGTGCACGCGTGCACGCACTATGCGTGCGCGCGTGTGCGTTTCCGGGGCTGGGAGACGCGACTGGCATGCGCGCGTGCAAAGTACTTGCACGCAAACCCGCAGTGGCGTATGGTGGCACGCATGCAAGCCACTAGCCCGGGTGCAAGAACCCACTATCTCTCGGTCGATCCCGAGCGGCTCGACAAGCTCCGGGACGCTCACGGCATCCCCACCGACGCCGAGTTCGCCCGCCTGATCGGCGTCGACGACTCCACCTTGCGAAGAGTGCGCAAGGGCGAGACGGTCGCGTCGAACGAGTTCCTCGCTAAGCTCGCGGCCGCTTTCCCTCACGCATCGTTCGACTCGCTGTTCGTCCTCCGCTCTTCTGACGAGGCGCGCGCCGCGGAGGCGGGCAAGTGAGCAACGTGACGGCGCTGCGCAAGCCCGTGGAGCAGCCTGTCTGGCTATCGCCCGAGCAGGTGTGCGAGCGCGTCCCGGGGATGACGAAGACCATCCTCACGGACATGCGCGAGAACCGGCGCGGACCGGCCTACTACAAGCCCAGCCAGCGCACCGTCGTCTACCTCGAGTCGGAGATCGACGAGTGGGTGACGGCATCCCGCGTGCAGACCCGCGGCGAGGGCTCGTCGTGACGAACCCCGACGACCTCCCCACCTGGTTCTTCGTCCCCACCGCTCTGGCGGTCTGGGCCGCATGGCTCACCCCGGTGATCCTCCGCCGTCTCCGCGCACGCCGGGGCAGCTGACCTCCCACCATCTCTCTCGATCCGAACCGAAGGGCACATCATGACGGATCCCATCACCTCCACCCAGTTCTGCGAGCAGCACCCATTCGGCACGCACACCGTGTGCCCCGCCTGCGCTGACGCTCGCACCGCCGCGATCGCCGACGTGACGACGCACCTCGACGAGGATGTCCGCCGCGTCCGCGTCCTGCACTACCTCGACCACGTCGAAGCGCAGTTCAGAGCGTCGACCGCCAGAGCACTCCTCACCACCCTCGAGAACCACGCGCGACACCTCACCCACGCTGACCTGCACGACCGTGCGTACGCCATCTGGGCCGAGTTCTACGGCGACGGCGGACGCACCACCCCCGACGACCTCTTGGCCGGGGTGTTCGTCCAGTCCGCGAAGTGGCTGGACCACCCCACGATCATGACCCTCGCCCGCCATGTGTGGGGCACCACTCCCTTCGACCAGCGGTACGAGGACAACCGGGTCCAGTGGATGCCGGAAGACGCGGTCGTCATCCTCACCATCCCGCACCTCCTCTCGGACGGAACCCGTGCTGTCGCCGACGTCGTCGTGAGCGACACGAACATGGCCGGGGCACTCCGATGAACGCCTCGCTCGATCGCATGCGCAAGAACGCGATCGCCGAGCTGGCCGAGATCCTCGGCGAGCCCGTGCACCTCAACGAACACGGCGCGATCATCCTGAACGCCAACCAGCGCGCCCGTCTCCTCGAGGCCGTGCCCGCCGTGCACGAACAGCCGACCGGGTTTTACTTCGAGACCGCGTGGGGCGTACCCATTGCCGCAGAAGAGGCAGGCGATCACTCGGAACGCCGGGTCGTCTCCCTGTCCACCCCGCCCGCCGACGACGTACGCGAAGCTGCCGAAGCCGCGGCGGAAGCGCTGTATCCGATGGGCGTCAGCACGTCGGGGTGGAGCTATGAAGACGCCGCCGAGTACCAGGGACGCCACGAGGGGTTCATTGAGGGGTTCCTCGTGGGCTCTAAGGTCCGCCCGCACGGGGCGGTCACCGAAGATGAGCGCGCCGCGATCAATGCCGCTCTCATCCGAGGCCTTCCGCTCTGGGTAAGCGCAATGGAAGAGGGGCATGCGCGCAAGGCGCTGCTTGACGGCATCGTCCATGCGCTCGAAGCCGCACGGGAGGTCCACCGTGACCGCTGACTTCTCGTGCCCGTGTGGCACGACCGCGAAGACCGCCCCTGAGGCAACCCCCGCCGAGACCGAAACCTTCGACGCCACCGTGCGCCGCCACTTCGCAGGAGACCACTCGTGACCGACACCATCAGAACCGCAGCGCTCGTCATCGTCCCCGACGGCGCACCGGACGAGGACTGGCAGGACGGTCGCGCCGAGGGCGTCACCGCCTCCGAAATCCACTCCATCGCGGTAGGCAGCATGAAGGCCCGCCGCACCATCCTCGATGCGAAGCTGAACGGCTCCACGTTCCACGGCAACCAGCACACGAAGCGCGGCCACGAGCTTGAACCGGTCATCCTCGCGGAGGCCGCGCTCCTCGACGGCGTCACCGTCCTCGAAGGCTCGAACGCCCTCCTCGGGCACCCCGAGCACCCCCTCCACCGGGCCACCCCCGACGGCCTCGGCCACCACACCGTCCGCGGCGCCTTCGGCGCCGAGGTGAAGCGCCGGGAGAAGACTGCCGCCGTCGACGTCCCCGCCGACCACTACGACCAGTGTCAGTTCGGCATGTGGGTGACCGGCCTCCACTGGTGGCTGTACGCGTGGAAGGTCGAGGGGGAGGACGGCATCCACCACCGATGGATCGACCGCGACGAGGACCGCATTGCAATCCTCGCCCGCCAGGCCGACGACTTCATCGCCTGGCGCGCGGCCGGCGCCCCCTCCATCAACGGGCTCCCGGACGACGTCGACGACGCCCTCGCCCAGTACGCCCGCGGCCTCGCAATCGCCGCCGAAGGTGAGGCGCTCAAGAAGGGCGCCCGCCCCGTCATCGACGCCTGGATCGCCGAGCAGGCACCCACCGACGTCCTCCGCCGCGAGGGTTCGCACGCCGCGCTCACCTTCACCCCGAAGACCAAGACCGTCCTCGACGAGGACGCGTGGGCCGCGGCCGACGCGAAGCAGCACGCCGACGTCGTCGACATGGAAGAGCGGGCCCTGATGATCCGCCGCGCCGCGGAGAACGTCTACCGCAAGACCGTCCCGGCGACGCCGGGGTTCCGCATCGCACCGAACGGAGAGGCAGCATGACCGAGGACCGGCGCACCCGCGCGCAGCTGATCAGAGAACTCTCGCGCACGCAGACAGAGCTCAAGACGGCGGCAGACAAGCTCGCAGCCGCCACCCAAGACGACCGCAGTCCCGAGGTCCGCGCGCTCGACGCGTGCGTGCGCGCTCTCGAACCGATGAAGTCGCGCCCGTCGGCGGCGACCTACGGCCTTGTGCGCCCCGCCCCAGCCGTCGGCATCGAGTGGGTCCTGCGCGCCGTCGCTGACCGTTACGGCGTCGACCTCACCCACGAAGTGGTCGCGCCCTGTCAGCGGCAGCACGCCGACGAGATGTCGCTCGCTCAGATCGCTGACCTGTTCGTTCGGACGACCAAGCCGGAGGCCTTCCTGTGAGCGCCCGTCGCACCGTCCCGGCTCCAGACGTGGCCCGCGGCTCCGGCGTGGTCGAGGCCATCGGCGAGACCAAGCCCCGCCCCGGTGTCCTCACCATCCTCTCCAAGGGTGAGGCGGAGCGGATGACGCAGGAGATCAAGCTCACCGCGTCCGGCATCCGCAACAACCTGTTCAAGCTCCGCAACCAGATCGACGTCGCGAAGTCGTCGAACGTGTGGCAGATGCTCGGGTTCTCCTCGTGGACCGCGTGGCTGTCGGACACTCTCGCTGAGGAGCCGATGCGGGTGTCCCGTGAGGAGCGTCTCGAGCTGGTCGGCTACCTCGCGGGGGAGGGAATGAGCGTCCGCGCCATCGCCCCCATC